AGTGGAAGGACACTTTAATGGCTAAGAAATCAGCAAAGACAGCAACACCCGTACTCGTTGGTCGGTTCGCTAAGATTGACAAGGATTGGGCTGTTGCGTTTCCTGCAAGCACTCCAATCAAGGTTGGTACGATTGTTACGGTTATGACCGCTGACAAGCGTGAGAAGCAAGTTCGCACCAATTCTGAAGGGGTTGTGTTGTTTGATGTGAAGTCGGGCACGGTCATGAGTGAGATTTTCTACACGTTTGACCGTGTGGCAAGCAAGTAAAACCCTTTAGGGGTTTTACGGGTTCGGGCATGTGCCGAGTTTGTGAGGTTCATAACCTTGCCGAACCGCTAGCGTGTGTGGTAGTATCATGCACGTGGCAGATAGTGTCTGCGCAATGACCAGTCAGTAGGGTTAGTTTCCTATAATCTGATTGGATTGTAAATCACTGCGGGTAGCGGGCTATAATACACCCCCGCTACCCGTAAACGGATACTTTATCAACATAAACAAGGGAGATGAGTAATGTTATCACGTAAATGGGTATATGAAGTTGAACGGTGTTTGGGTACACATAAATTCAAAGCGTTTCTGATTGCCTGTAATCGTAGGCGGTGGGATTTAGACGAGTTGGATTTTTGGGAAAACTTTGAGATGAACTTTGGTGTGAAAGTGGGCGAGTGATGAAAAATTTATTGGGTTACACATTAGATATGTTGTGCCGTTTAACACGTCACCGCTGGTGTCACGTTATAGGTAAGTGGTCGTGTGATTTACTTGACCAGCCGACAAACCAGCGTGTTGATGAACACTTCTAATATACACGGACGTGGACGTGCGTGTTGAAGTAATAGATTTCGGTTGGCAATTCCGTCAGCCGATTAAACAAATGCCCTAGTCGGGCAGAAAGAAAGGGTAATGTTATGGCAGGGAAGGCTATGAATGTTATTAGCGTTAATTGTGTGGACAAGAAAGCACGTGTCCAGTTTCCGAACGGCAGAGAGTACGATTATAATATTGAGTCGTTGGATAAAAACACGTTGATTGCTATGTATAAACGTGTGTTTGACCGCACTTGGTCTGGCAAGCCGATGGCGAAAACTCGTGAAGAAATATTAACGTGTGTGTTAAATGCGGTTCAGTATCATGTGAGCAACGGTGAAACGTTGTTGATTGCTAAGCCGTTACCTCAACCAACACAACCAACGCTACCAACGTCAGCACCTACGGCTTCGCCGTCTGTGCCGACTGGTGACAAGGTTGCTAACGCTGTTCGTGACGTGATTCAGGACGCTCTGCGGTCTGTTGGCGTAGACGAGGACGCTGTTCGCAAGTTGATTGACAGTGCGTTGGAATCTGAACGTGTCAAAACGTATGAGATGATTAAGGATACTCGTCCGTTAATCACTAGGGTTGTTTTGCCGACTGGCGAAGAACGTCCCGTGACTGGTTTAACGCATGAGATATTCCCTAAGGTTCTCAAAGCGGTTGCTTGTGGTGAACATGTGTGGATGACTGGTAGCGCTGGTGTTGGCAAATCCAAGATTGCCCGTCAGGTTGCGGAGTCGTTGGGTTTGGCGTTTAGTGCCGAGCCGTTCAATTCGCAGTCATCTAAAGCGGATATCAAAGGCTACAAGGCTATTAGCGATAACCTGTATCAGTCTACGGGGTTTCGTGACCGTTATGAACACGGTGGCGTGTTCTTGATGGACGAAATTGACGCTAGTAATCCGAATATTCTGACCGTGTTGAACGATGCGTTATCTAACGATAGTATGTCGTTTCCTGACGGTATGGTTAAGCGTCACCCGAAGTTTGTTGCGGTTGCTGCAGCGAACACGTGGGGTAATGGTGCTACTGCCGAATATGTTGGTCGTGCGCCGATTGACGGTGCTACGATTGACCGTTTCACGATGATGCACGTTAAGATTGATGAACGCCTTGAGACTGAACTTGTACGTGGTACGGGTTTGGATATGGAACATGGTTCAACGTGGTTGAATATTGTGCGTACTGCACGCCGTAACGTTGATACTCATGGTCTTAAGGTGATTGTGTCGCCTCGTGCTAGTATCGGTGGTGCGAAACTGTTGGCTGGTGGTTTCACATGGCAGGACACGATTGAAATGCGGTTGCTCAAGGGTGTTAAGCCTGATATTGTTAGCAAGGTTATGGAGTCAATTATTGTGCCGAAAGGTGCGCCTGTAGAAGTATAATGTTCGTGACTACCAGTTCACGTTCGTATCCTTCCCTGCGGGCGTGGACTGGTATGTTAAATTATTAGGGAAACAACAACTACTACGATTGGAGATATTATGAGGCAGTTTATACATGATTATGTTAGCCCGTCAGGTTCAGTTAAGACTGGCGTTTGGGTTGAAGAATATGATACACTGGCAGATTTGTTGGTGGACGCTAAAAGTAACAAGAAACGTAAGTCGTCTGATAAACGTGATAGACCCGATTGGCGTGGGTCTGCTAGTTTAGATGAGGCTTGCGATTTGGGTACACGTGGTTGGCATGAGATACGTCCTGAGGTTGATAAGTTGATTAATTCGCTGGACAATATCATTAGCGCTACGTTTGGTAACTTGTTTGAGACTAAGTTTAATATCACTGGCGAGTCGGGTGATATTGACCGTTATCTTATGGGTGACCCTGAGTGTATGATTGATTATGTTGATGTGCCACAAACACGCATGGGGCGTGTTGTGCGATTATTGGTCAATGGTACTGTCAATAGCGGTATTTCAGCGGAGACAATCAAGCAACGTGGTGCGATGATATGTTCATTGGTTGATATCATTAACCGTTTGGGTGTCGGTGTTGAGGTTTATAGCGAGATTGCGACTTCTAGTGGCAACAAATATCATAGTATGCTTACGAAGTTGCATGATTCGCAACAGTTGTTGGACATTGATAATTTGATGTTCGCAATTGCTCACCCGTCTATGCTTAGGCGTATATCGTTTTCCAATATGGAGATGTCTAAGTGGGAAGAAGCGAAGAAAATTATTGGTGGTAGTTACGGTTCAGCGTCTAATTGCAAAATGAAATCGCATGTTAATGCAGATGTTGTGATTGAGAACTTTGAGTCAGGCACTGGTGATTTTGAGGCAGATGGTATGAAGTTTATTATGTCCACGATTACGGGATTGGGGTTGGTATGATAGAGGAATGGTGGTATCGTATAGCGTACTGGTTAGAGAATGATACGCCTAGTAAACGTTTGTTTGCGAAAGCGTATCAAGTGTTAATTGCGTTATGTGTTATAAATATAATAATCAAACTACTTATGAAAGGGTGGTAATGTAATGGGTACAGTATCAGCAGTGTTATTGAAGTGTGGTTCGGGTGTTGAACCTGAACCCGTTGTGATTAATGGGTTAGAGTCAATTCAGTCGTTGGTTGGTGGCAATATTGAGGCTGTGCGTGTTTTTGCGCAGAAACGAGATACTGACGAACCATTTGAGTTGGTTGGTTATTGCGATGATGAAGGGCGAATTAAGGATTCGGAAATGAATTGGCTTGCCAGTGCGTTGTTCCGTCAAGAGATTCGTGGTAACGTTGTTGTTGTCACTGACGCTGGTGACGGTGAGGACGGTGATGTTCCTGATACGTTTGTCAAATGGTTGATGAGCAGTTTCTTGCAACGTGTAGCCGAAACCTATAATGAAGCAACTGTTATTGCGGAAGTAATGAGGTTCGCTGTAGAAAATCATCTTGTTCCCGAAGAAGAAATTATGGAAGTGATGAACTCTATGGGTCAAGATATTGCAGATGAGGGTCAAACACCTGAAACGATGCAAAAAATGAATGAATTGTTGGATAAAATATTGAAAGCAGTTCACGATTATAATGCGGAACAAGATGGAGTGCAATTGGTTGGTGAGATTGAAGATTGGCTTAAAACAGAAACGGAGAAATAATGAAAGCACCATTAGGGAAAACATTATATCCGAAAGGGTATTACGAATGTGCGTTATGTGGGCATGGTGTAGAAATCCATGTCCGCATGACAGACAAACCCATGTGTGGCAAGCATGGGGTTATGAAACTATCTAAGAAACCTAACGGTTTCGGAAAGGAATCAGAATGAATCTTTATCGTGGTACGTTCAGTATTTCGTTTGACGTTTACGCCAATAACGAAGACGATGCTGCCGATAATCTATATACACAACTAGATGAATCTATAACGCATGGTATCAGCGCTGCGGCGTTCGCATTACATGACGACATAGATGTATTAAGCAAAGATATACAATTCCAAATAGATTGGGACAACTACAGAAACGGAGATAAATAATGAGTACAATTATATGGTTAGGTGAAGATATTAAAGGTTACCGTCCTGATTGGACTGACGACCAGTGTGATTATGTTATGGACGAAATCGGTACACGGTTATCTGAAGCGTGTATTGAGTTTGGGCATGATATAATGGAAGGATTAATTCAAGAATTTGAGGCAGAACAAACCGAAGATGATTGGTGGGACGCAATAAAATGACAACAGAACAATGCGGAATAGCATCACACGAAGAATTATGTCTATGTGACGTTCGCCCTGCCAAATCAGTCATGGTGTCCAAAGACGCTGTGTTTGACATGTGGCAAGGTGAACGAATAGCAGAAATTTTAGGTCATGTCAAAGGTCGGGAATGGACTAATGACACAATCCTAGAATATTTAGAAACATTGTTGTATGTTCATGACTTGTGGGCAGAATATGGCGGAATCTATTATGCTAATGAATCCGACATTATACCTCTACAGTTCCCTGAATCTTACAATAGTTTGCAGAAATGGAAACTGATTCGTGACAGTGTAATGGCTGCCGCACATCAGCACCCAACGCTGCACGTTATAGATATACTGAAACGGCTTAATGTTTCATTGGAACAGTTTATTTGTGCCGTCAGTATCAATAAACATAAACATGTTATGACGGAAGAACAGTTTTGCAACTTTAGCACGCTCATGATTGAAACTGAAGGAAAAAATTATGCTGGTATTGCCCGTTTGTTCCAAACAGGCAAAACCACTATGACGTATTGGAAAAAATTATTCAGAGTTAGCAGAGACATCAAGAAGTCAAATAACAGAAAGGTATACTAGAACCATGAGAGAAAATGAAACAACAGAACAAATGAATGAAAGAATCCGTAAACATAAACAAAAAGTTTATAACGAAATCAAGAATGACCCCAGCGAAAAAGCCCAAAAATTATGGGCTAAATTGAAACAAGAGTTCCCTAATTTAGATGGTCAGTTATGAAGATTGTCTATGCTGTAATTGTATTAACAGTTATTTATATTCTATTACTTAATATCTAAAAGGAGAAAATGATGCGGGTAGATGAACTAAACAAAATAGTTTACATTAGACAATCTTGGCTTGGTGATATGGCTATTTGTCCAGAACGTGCCAGACTTGGTTTAGTTCGTCCAGAGTTCCGTACAGGTTCTGACGCAACCATTATAGGTACTTCAATCCATACAGGTATTGAAGCAGTCCTTAATGGTTCGGCAAAGGATTTTGGTGATATGTTAGAGTTTGTTGCCAATGATTATGAGTCATTGGAAACAACCAACTATAAGAAAACTAACATTAATCAAGAGGAAATTCCACAGTACCTAGAATCCATGTCAAAGGCTTTCTACGATACAATTTTACCTAAAGTAAAATTGGGTGGCAAAACAGAACACCCGTTTAAAACCCCTTTAGGCATAGACGTAAACGGTTATGCTGTTTGGCTTGAAGGCACAATTGATTATGTTGATGATGATGGTGTTGTGTGGGATTGGAAAACAGCAAAGCGGTCTTACAGCCAGTCCACTAAACAGAAATCCGCTATTCAACCAACAGTTTATACTTATGCGGTATCTGAACAGTTGGGGCTTGAACCGAAGTTTAATTATGGTGTAATGATTCGGCAACTAGACCCGAAGGCACAGATTGTGCCAATTTATCGGGGTGCTGAACATTGGAATTGGTTAAAACATCATGTTCGTGGCGCAGTAACAATGGCGTTGCGAACTGGTGTAGATAATCAATGGATAACGAATGATGAAAGTGCGTTATGTTCAGAGTCATGGTGTTCGTTTTGGAGTGTCTGCAAAGGCGCTTTCAATTGCCATGACGTTGAATAAGGGTATGATATAGTTAGTTCACAACAACAAACAGATAGGAGATAGTTATTACTACAGTAAACAGAGACCAATCAATTGTTATTCAGGTTGCAGGTAAAATTGCTGCCGATATAACACCCAAGACAGATGATGTTCAAATGAATATCGCTAATTTTGTCTTGGCATTAGATGCAACGGTAGACGCATTGTTTGCCAAAATGGGTATGACGGGCGAAGCACCAACGCAAGAAGAAATGTTGGTTCAAGCGTTCCCAAATAGCCAAGTAGTAACACAGCCAGCACAGCCAGCGTTTCAACCAGCACAAGGCGGTCAGGTTCGTATCAAAGGTACGCAACATGGTCCGATTCCAGCATGGTTGTACACTGAATGTGCAAAGAAAGGTGTCACCGAAGTTTGGGACAACCGTGACGGTTTAGCAGTGAACCCTAAACGTCCTTGGTTTAAATCAACCACAGGTACAGAAGCGTTTTGGGAACCACGAGTTAGACGGTAACCGATGACCGACCCCGATTATGTGGGTCGTTGGGCAAAGTTAGGGCGTGGGGAAATTCTTCCCACGCCCGACTTGTCTACGGCATCACTTTCATATTATACACCTTTACATAAAGCCGCAGATGATTATGTTCACTGGGCGCAAACACCACAAGAACGAATCTATTTAGGTTTCCATGAAATAGATGCACAAATGCGTGGTATTGCACCATCAGAGATGTGCATTATAAACGGTTACTCTCATAGCGGTAAAACGTTGGCGTTGCTACAAATTCTTGTAGCCAACAAAGACAAACGGGTAATCTATTTCTGTCCCGATGAACCACGAACATTAACATTAATCAAACTTGCCTGCGTAACACACGGCATTGACGCAAACATTCTAGAAGAACGCATATCACAAAACGATAGACAATCCATAGAGTTGTTGCGCAACACAGCATTAGAACACTTCCCTAGTTTGGCGGTGTTTGACCAAACTGTGTCGTTGATTGAAATGGAACGTGCATTATCAGAAACAATAGACGTATTAGGTGACCCACAACTAATCGTTGTGGACTATTTGGATTTGATTACAGGTGGCGGAGAAGATGTCCCATCTAAAGCCAACAGCATTAAAGCGTTCGGTAAACGTCATAATATTCCGTTGATTGTTTTGCATCAGTCAAGTCGTACTGCTGGTGCTGACGGACGTAAAATGACTATCAGTTCAGGTGCTTATGGTGGTGAACAACAAGCAACACACATTGTTGGTGTTCGCCGTAAACGGTTTGAAATAGAGGGACACATTCGTGACCTACAAGAAAAACTAGACAAAGCCTCAAACGCTGAACGTATAATGTCCAAGATAGAAGAACTGCAATACAATTTGCGTATCCACATGGATACTGTCACGTTGAACTTGGTTAAGTGTAAACGTCCTGCGTCCGTCTTGTTGGACGATATGGATTTCTTGATTGAGGCAGGAACGGGTCGGTTGAAAAGGTTAGAAAACGGGGTGCTACCATACCGACTTGAAGAAAATATTGTGCAACCCGAAGTAGAACAATTATCCATGCAAGAAATTCTCACAGATTGGTAAAGGGGGTATATGATAGACGACAAACTATTAGACAATTACATCAAGTTGTTTCGTGGTCGTGGTGACGTTTACGGCACAGACAGTGGCGGTTGCGCTAAACTACCATTGAACCGTGACACATTTGAACGTCACTTAACAGGCACAGAACGTATCGGTGTATATCCGATTGTCCCCATTGACGGTGTGCCGTCCGTTGTGTGGGGCTGTTCAGATTTTGACTTAGGATTAGAGAAATCTTTATATCAAGCCCGACAGTTACATGACGCACTACGTGCAGGTGGTGTCATCTCGTGGATAGAACGTTCACGTTCCAAAGGCTACCATGTTTGGGTGTTTGCCACAGAACCAGTGTCCGCCGAGATTATGCGCAACATGCTATTGGCTGCACATCAAGTCGCTGACGTACCAGCCACAGAAGTAAACCCCAAACAAACCACACTAAAACACGGACAATACGGCAACTATGTCCGTCTACCATACCCCAACTACACTGACGACACAACACACAACCAACGAGTTCTAAACCCCAACGACTTCCAATCAGTTCTACATATCTGCGACTTCGTAGCAATGGCTACAGCCAACCGTACATCACCAGCCGACATCGCCCGCCTCGCTGCACATTATAAACCTGTAATCAAACCAACCCCAGGCATTATGCCCACAGAATATGACGCAACATTAGACGAGGCTATGCAAGTTCTGTCTCCGCTAGGTAAAGTCATTTGGCGTGACGGACCATTACCGTCCAAAGACCGTTCATCAACATTAGCCAAACTCGGTTACGAGTGCGTCAAATCGGGACTTAACCCTAGTCAAACCAAAACCATTATCAAAACCGCTGACAAGCGGTGGGGCAAATATCATTTACGTCCCAACGGCGACCTAGAAATAGACAAACTAGTTATACGGGTACACTCATGACAACCATTCTAGCAATACAAGGTGACGACTATTGTGCAATCGGTTCAGATTCACAATGGACAGATGATTACGGGCGTGTCGGCAAAATGACACAATCCAAAATAGTGACAGTCGGCAAATACTTTATAGGTGTCGCAGGCGACACACGTGGCGCAAACATCATACAACACGTATTCAACCCACCACAACTACCACCCAAACTATCAGGCAACAAACTCACAAAGTTTATAGTCAGCCAATTCATTCCAGCCTACAGAGAATGTTTAGAACAAAACGGTTTAGGTTTACCACAATACGAATCCAATCCAGCAGAAGCATCTATAGACACATTAGTGTGCGCTAACGGTGTTATCTACCAAATAGACTCCGACTACAGCACGGAAATGGACGCAAACAATCTGTACGCTATCGGCTCAGGGTCACATTATGGGCTGGGTGCAATGCAAATGTACGCTAGTAATAAAAGAATAACCCAGACATCAGCGAAACGTGTTCTGATAAAATCATTAACTATCAGCGCCAAATTTGATGGTAACTCTGGCGCACCATTCCACACATTTATGCAGATTAGGAAAACATGAAAAAAGCACACAGCCAGTTCATAGAAACAAAACCCATACCAAAAGGTCGCCCAAGAATGACCCGATACGGGCGTGTCTATACGCCAGCAACAACCCTAGAATCGGAAAGCATTATACGCAACACATACTCAGGACCAAAATATGAAGGTGACGTTGTTTTGGTTTGCACATTCAAAAAAGAAGGCATCACTATCAGCATACATGAAACTAGTCCCAAGGTTAAAACGAAAACAAAACTACGTGGCGACCTAGATAACTACATAAAGTTATTGATGGACGGATTGAACGGTGTTGCGTGGAATGACGATAAACAAGTAACAGTGATTGTGGCAGGTAAAGAATGACAAAAAAATCTGACTACGATATTGGACCAATGCCCCACGATTGGCAAACAGACCTGTCGTTTGGACATAAAGGTGAAAAACTTGTATCCGAATTTTTAGAAAAGATTAGTAGCGGTGCGTTTGAAGTTAAAACAGACCGATACCGTAACGGCAGAATGGTGTTAGAAATGGTGCAGAATCCTCGCCGCCGTCTTGACGACAACGGCGAACCATTATGGCAACCATCAGGTTTAGCAGTGACAAAAGCGGAATGGTGGGTGTACGTGTATGCCCTTGACGGTTCGTTTGTGATTGTGTCTGTGCCACGCATTAAACGTTATTTGAAAGCCAACAAAGATAGATTCAACCCCAAAAACTATCATAAGTTTGCGTGGCGTAGCGGTAATCCCAGCATGGGATACCTGCTACAACCTGAAGATGTTATGGACATGATGATAAATGAGAAATATGATTCCTGAAAATATACCTAATCAAAAAAAATATCGTTCCACCGAAATAGAATGGTTAATGCAACCATACGAACAAGAAAGCGATTACGATGATGATATCGTGTTGTTTGACGCTGTTTCCGAAACCGTAGCATCTATGGACGAAACGGATAGGCAGATGATATACTTGATATACTATGAAAGAAGGACGTTTCAAGAAGCGGCACGTATTGTGGGGATATCTGCAAAATCGCATGCGTGGCGTAAAACTAAATCAGCGATACAAAAACTGGAAGTTTTGTTAAAACAAAACCCAGTTATTATGGATATATTAAACAAAAAATATGGCATACTAGGAGAATAATGAAAAAACAGTACACGACATTTAACAAAGCGGCTGATGCGGCATTGACAAAACTGCGGGTAGAAGCATCAACAACTTTGCCCGACCCCAAAATGTTTAAACCGATAGAAACCTACATTAGTAAATGGGTTAAAAGTTTACAACTTGGTAACGCTGAAGAATCCGACACAGAACTAGCAATATTAGTGCTAGAACGTGCAGGCATACAAGCATTGCAGTGGCTACTGGACAATCACCCACCGTTCCAACATGAAGAAATGGTGGAGTTGTTGTGCCGTAAACAACACGACTATGGACACAACAACATCACCAACTTCGGGATTATTGGTGTCGCAATTCGTATATGCGACAAAATTGCACGTATAGACAACCTAAGTAAACGTAGCCAACCCAACAACGAATCATTAGTAGATTCATACATTGACATTGTGGGCTATGCTATGATAGCAATTATGTTGAACGAAGATTCGTTCAAGTTACCGTTGAAAGGAGATAAGCGATGACAGTCACGGTTCGCTGTAACAACTGTAAACACGTTTTTCAAAACGATGAAAAACGAACAATCGGTTGCTATTGTGACAGCGATGCCCCAACATGGATAGCGGTCGCACCAAATGGTCGTGTGCTATCCATGTCCTATTCCAATTATGATATACTAGGGGAAACAAAATGAGTGAACAAACAGAATCAAAATATGGTAAAGAAGGAACACAGTACTCAATAGGTGAAGATAAAATATTCATCAACATGGAGTTCGTAATCTCAACCCTAATGGGCGTAATCGTAGTAATGCGAGACATCTTAGGCAAAGATTTTAAATCAGAAAACGGATTAGAAATAGACCAAATTGTAGAAGGAATTGCACAACAACTATATGACCAAATTACCGCAAATAACTAACATAGAAAAACTACGCCACGAACTAGCCGTAATGAAAAAAGAACTGAAACGTTACGGGTCACCACAAACATTCATAAACAAAGTAGCCGACATAGAAGTGGCTATACGCAAACTGGAACACTTCCGTGACATCTAGTGAACATGACTGGGACCCTGAGGACTTAAACGAACTGTTATATTTGTTTGACAAAGACGACATCAGCGAACTAGAAGGCATATTCACCAACATCATCAAAGACGACAGTGACGGATTCGTAGTAGAGTTCGTCATCTCTGTCCTTGCTGCACGAGAACTAGTAGAACTATACCTACAGGCACAGACTGGCGATGAAATCGCCAAAGAAAAAAGTTGGCATGAATACTCTAAGATTATAGCCGAATTGACACAAGCATTAAACTTGCACGACAACTAAGGTTGTTGTTCTTCTAACTGTTGTGCTTCTTCTTGGTTAACAAGTTTTTCTAAATCTTTTATCAATTCGTTAGTAGCCCATTTTCTGCGTACAATTTCAGATTCTTGTTGCTTCTCACCAATTTCACGTGCTGGCACACCAAAATAGTTCCACCAACTAGAAACCATACGTTCTTCTAATGTATCTTTGCCACCAAACACACCGCCAGTAACACGATTAAATTGTCCTAATGCAGGGAAAACCGATTCCAAAATATAGTTCACACGTGAATCCATAACAAGATTTTTGTTTTTATCATAATAAACATATTTCGTACCCATCAATGGACCCAAAAACTTTGCTATAAAAGCGGTATAACCTTTGACTTCATCTTGTCGGAATGGTCCAGTACTAATACCAAGTTGTCTGTTTGCCAACAATTCTGCTGGCAACTTAAACGGCAACCCTGCTTGTCCCAAAACACCTTGAGGTGTTGTAATGGATTGCAACTGTTGCGCCAAACGAATATGAGGTAAATCGGGGGTCAACACCCAGTTACCCATAATACCCAAAGCATCTTTATCAGCAATCCATTTTGGCATAATCAAATTAGGATTAACAGGGAAAGATTTTTTAACTCTTTCATATTCATAATATGCTTTAGGTCGTGCCATCATTTGTGTTAACTGCAATGGAACATTGCGACTTGTCCAAACCCAAAACGGCACAACCCGTTTTGCCACTTTATCCAACTTAGACAAATCACTATAATCAAAATGGATACGATTAATACGTGTTACAGCCTCATCAAAAGTTTGACCCTTGTTGAACGAATCTATAGCCATTGGCAAACGCAATGCCCGTTCAACAAACTTATTTTTACGGTTATAGAATTGGAAATATTTATCGGTCAATACCGCACCACGCCGACCAATAGTAGGCGCTGCAAAGTCGTCCGTAACACCATGACCTGTAGCCAAAACAACTTGAATAACCCATTCCGCTTTAGCCAACTCGTTCGGGTCAGTAATCTTAGCCCGTTGAGTCCAGTTAGCAAAAGTATCACCCTTAGCAATACCACGTTTAGTTTCATTTTGAAACGTAGCCCATTTCAAACCTTGCTCAATAGCGTCATTGGTAACACCATCGGCATAATTCATAAACATACCCGAAAAACCGTTACGAACAAAAAACCCAGGCGTACTAGTAACCCAACGTTTCCAATAATTGTTTACTCTGTCTAAGTTTTTCATCCAAGATTTAAACTCAACTTGATTAAGAAGTTTTTTAACATTTGGACCCCAAACATCTAAAACTTCCTTAGGCATTTGTAAACCCATACCCTTAATTTCTTCCCAACCTTGTTCCGCAACATCGTTAACAAGTTTGCCATTCAACAAACCCATTTCAGCCATCTGCAACCAATCCAAACTTTCTTCAAGTTCTTCGTTGACAGCAGCCAACTTCAACTCATCAGCATGCAATATGGTTGTAACACGGTCATAAGCCTCAGCGACTTTTGGCTCATCAATCAAACTACTAGTTTCAATAGACTTCAATACCTTATCAACATAGGCGGAATTACTTGCGCCAGTAGAACCTTTAGCAGGTTTGTTTTTAATCAACAAAATCATGTCCTGAATTTCTTGTTTCAAACCAGCGCCAGTGCCTTCAGTCCAAGCCTCTAAAACTTTTGCTTGGTCCAACAACATAGGTAAACGTTCTTCATACTTTAAACGTTGAGTATTTAATTCCGCAACACCAAACTTCGCCTCAATCTGCTGTCTTACCTCTTTGTCTATGCTGTCATAAACTTTTTTTAACTCAGCATCAGCAGTTGCAAGTTTTGCTAAAACTTGCTCACGTGGCACATATTTTCCATCAACCAAAACACTATTAGCATTACGCAGGTTCATTAAAGTACGGAAAGCAGTATCCTGTTTTTGTGTTTCTTCTAACTGTGCGGTAAGTTCGGAACGTTTAGCCAACGATTCCTCAATATCAAGACCCATGTTGCGGAGTTTTTCATTATTATCCAGCAAAGACAACTGGTGCATTTCCATAGTGGAATCAAGAGAGTTCTGCAAAAACTTGTTACCTTTAACAGTTTGCCAAGGGTCAGTTGGTGCTTGCCCAATCTTGGGTGTTTTCCAATTATCGGGAACCAACACAGCCCATTCATCTGAAGCAAAATGATAACCGTCACCAAAAATATTTGACGCAGGCATTAATACACCCCTGTAACCATTACCTGCCGCATCATCAACAAGATTTTTAAACCACCATTGTGACGCAATACCGCCAACAGCATCAGAGTTATTAGGGCTAAAAGAATATGCAATTCTTTGTTGCACATCTTTAAACCACTCAAAGAACTGTCCAAGTTCATTATGGGTCAATTTTTCAATTTCGCCAGATGCCCTAGCAGCGTCAATACGAGTTTTCATATCCCATAATCCAGATAAAAGTTCCGCTTTTTCTGGATTAACTCGCACAAATGTTTCATCTAAAACACCATTATTTTCAATCATATTAGCAATATCGGATTCCGATATGTATTCGGTTATGCCAACCTGTCGCCATGCTTTATTTAAATCCTCAGCCCAAAATTCTGGATTCAAAAAAGCAGAGAACGTTTCGGGGTCACGCAAATCCAACAATTCACCCTCAGGAATAGCATGACCAGCAATCGCATCATCCATTTGACTAAACGTACCAAACTCATTATCCATAGGTGCAGTTGTAAAAATTTGAAACGGCACAGGCTCACCGCTGGTGTCGGGAACAAAACCATAAATCCAACCCTCGCTAGCATAGGTTGCATTATTTTTTACTTCATTAATGCGTTGGATTGCTTCAAGTTCTGTTTCGTTTTCAATTAATTTGTTTTCTAAAAATTGACGTTCTTCAATAGATGTTTCAGGTAGTGCATCTATTTGTTCACGTATAAAGTTGTTTTGCGCAACACGGCTCGCTTCACGAGCCTCAATAGCGTCTGCGCCGCCAGCAGCACGGACAATTCGTTCAGCCAACCATTCTGCACTTTTGCCCTCAAAATCGTTGGCATTAGGATACCATGACAAATACTCTTTATGAAGTTCTTGTAATGTAAGGAAACGGTCAGCAGTGCCTTCGGTTAATGCTTTTTCAAAAGCATCAACTTGTTTAACCAAACTAATTATAACATCATTAGACTCGCCTTTGAGTTCAGCCTTAAGTTTGGTGGCGGCTTTAGTTGCCTTATTTAATGTTTTCTTAATTTTTGCTATTTCTTTCAAAATGGTTTCAGTTTCGGCAGTAACACTAACTCTTTGAGCAATTTTGCCCGACAAAACATCAATAGCGATTTGGGAAACATTTTCTAATTCTGTTGCCGCCGCTTCCTTTGTCCCCGCTAATTTCTTTACACCACGAGAAATACGACCCTTTAACGAACGTTGCGTAGCAAGCAACTTCGTTGCAACATCTTCAAGTTCTGCAACAAGTGCGGCATCAGGAACAACGTGTTTAATTAATGGCTTAATAACAGCAGGACCAAAATCCATCATTCTGTCATAATATGCTGTACGTTCCATCATTCTGCTATAAGAATGTAAACTGTCCATCATGATAGTGGGAATATCTGTTTTGAACCAAGGAATATTAATTTTGCGCATAGAAATTTCGTTGATAGCCTCAATGCTACCAACGATAACATCTTCGTCCATAAATTTTTCAGCATGGACAAGGTTGCCTTCTGCATCAAATGTTGCGTCACGCAACTTACGATGACTAGAAATACCTTTACCCGTTTCTATGTCCACACCGCTAAAATCTAAGTCATCAAACCACTTAGTTTTATAACCTTCAGAAACCATCCATTCTCGTGCCTCGTCAGTCATTGAGTGATACAGGTGGTCGTCTATTACGCCAAGTTCATTTGGTAAAGCACCCCATTTGTTACGTATTTGTTGAACTCTATAATCGTCAACTGCTTGGTATGCTTCATCATCCCATTTTTTGAAAGCATCAACAATGTTTTGTACTTCTTCGCTGCTTGCATAAACAGGGCTACGGTTTTCAATAATTTTGTATAATTCTTGTTGTGCAGTATCAGGCAACTGTTCAACCGCACGTAAAATTCCATATCCTTTAGCCAAATGTGTTTGACTAAAACCAGCAGCCCTACCTCTGCTTCTAAGACTTGCTGAATGTTCCGCTATACCACCTAAATATGTGCTAATCCAATCATCACCAGATTTTATACCACGTCCAACACCAACAGCAACCAAAGGCGCAACACCACCACGAGCAGTTTTTATAGCCCAATTAGGTTTATATTTATAAAGAACATCACCAACATAAGGGCTAACTTCACCCAAAGTGTGTCTCCACGCTTTAGCAATAGCGCTACTATTTTTAATTTCATAACCCATATATTTTACGCCAACAAAAATGTTTTCATTTTTGCGAACATAATCAGGTAATTCAACAGCACCATAACGAACAACATTATCCAACAAATTAGGAATGGATTTAAGTTCGGGATATTTTGGATATAGTTCTGTTACAACTCTAGTGGCTAATGCAACCTTTTGTGCTTTAGATGCTTGACTTGCAGGCAAACCAACATAGGTTGTTGGGTCCGTAGCAACATCAGCAATAAACTGTAAAGTACCACCAGCAACACCACCCATTCCAGTAACGGAATTTTTACCAAACAATTTAAAGTTAGGGTCTTTTGCTTGGCGAACAAAATCTTTCCAACTAGCCTCAATTTTTTGACCTTTATAAATACCCTTTTTATAAGATAAAGGTTCAGCATATCCAAGACGAGTTAACTGAGTAAGACCCTCGGCAAGTTCGTTAATGGCAGATTGACCATAGCGCTGTACGGGTTTAACTGCTTCAACAGTTGCTTGCAAAACTTCTTTAGGTCCTTCACCAACGGTATAGTTAATGATTTGACCCAAGGTATTAAATATTCCACCTGTAACACTTTTAGGGGTTTTACCAGTTTCTTTTAATTGTTGCAAACTTTCAAGAATATCTTTTTGTGCTTGCGGTTGAAACGGCAAAAATCGTGTTAATGAACCAGCCTTATTAACAGCCTTACCTAATGCAAATTTTTCTTTGTTTAAACTAGGTGATTGACCAGCAGAAACAACAATTGTTGTTACACCATTTGCATCGGTATATGTAGTGTTGCCCTCACTGTCTTTGCCATAACCGTAGTCTGTAGTTTGTTTTTTAACAAACGGTGAACGTGTTATGCCAGTTGCCATGAAAGTCCTTAAATTAGTATCCTATAATAAGAATACTTGTTCCTAAAACTCGGAAGTTCTGGCAGCCTTTGCAGCGGTTATACCCGCAGCCCGTTTAGCCGCTTCTTCTTCAGCCTTACGTTTAGCCTCAGCGGCTGCTTTTGCAGCCTCATCTTCGGTTTTAGTATCTTTAGTAGTTGTAGTTTTATCTTCAGGACCATATTTAGCCAATGTTTCTGCACGTATAGCCGCAGCCCTATCTTCCATATCTCGTTGTCTAGCATAGACAGATTCTTGGGCTTGCGCACGTTGCAATGCGATATCTTGCAAACGTTTATTCAAATCAGCCTGCATACCAGCCTTAATACGTGGTTCTTGACCAGCCAACCCTTGAAGCGCAGCAGTAGTAGCACCAGTAGCAGCACGTTTGCTGGCAACATCAAAGTTTTGTTGACCAATATTTAATTGATTAGCAGCCCATTTGCCTAAATCGGAAGTGCTAGTGGCAAACTGTTTAGCAAAATCGCTAACAGCCTGAACCTCGCCAGTGCCAGCACCCTGAGATTGTAATGCAGCCAACAAAGGATTTGTTGGCGCTTCCAATGTCGTAATAGGAACATTTTGATATGCAACACTATCAACAAATGACTTAAGGAAATCTTCACCTGCACCTTTAACCTGTCCACGTGCTGTTTCAAAATCCTTGCTAAGCAAATCTAGTTGTGTGGCAAATTCATCATTTGCCATTTGACTCATTGGGTCATAAAGTTCTTTAATGCGTTGCAAACCTTCTAATGTTCGTTTACCAGCAGCCGATTCAAAAACTTGTGCAGCAGCCTCACCGCCACGTATACCACGAACACGTGCAACTGCCTCAAGTGCATCCTGTCTTGCAGCAGCACGATTTTCGGCATCAATGACAAATTGATTTTGACGGTTTTCTTGCGCTAATTGAAATTCACGGTCACGTTTTTCTTTAGCCAAAGCATCCAAACGTTCTTGCGCACGTGCGGCAGCAGCACTGCCAGCAGCAGCCCTAGACAAAGCCAACTGTGCCTCACGGTACTTGTCCTCACGTGCATTTTCTTCCGCACGAACCCTATCTTGGTAGACTCTATCAGCAATTTCTTTTGCACGAGCGGCAGCATTTTCTCTTTCAACTTGTTTATCATTTAAATATGTTTGAATTGGCAACAATTTTGCTGTATACCAAGCCGCACTTGGTTCAGAACTAGTTGCTTCTCTATATGCTTTTGCTGCATCATCAATTTTTGCTATTTCTTTATTTAAATCAAAACCACCAGTTGAACCAGTAGAAGTAACATTAATCGGTGTTTTAACTACAGGCGGCAAAGTTGTACCAGTAGTAGTAGTCGGCGCTACCGTTGTTGTAGTTTTTGGTGTTGTCGTTGCTGTAGAAGGTACTGTAGTTGTTGTTGTTCCACTAGGAGTAGACCCATCTTGAGTCACTAATACCCATGTACCTTTTTGATAATCAAATCTAAACGACATAATACCCCCTAGTAGGCAGCATACTGCTTAAGAGCAGTAGCCGAACTAATAATATCTCTTTGTTTCTGTAAACGTAACTGTGCTAAATAATCCTCAAGGTCAGCCTGCGACTGTGCCTCACTCATAGCGATACGGTTCTGTTCATCTTGTAACATTTGTGTTTCATCAGCAAGCGCACGTTGCATGTCTGCAGCATAACGTTCCAAACCTTTGCGTTGAATACCTGAAGCCACAGCAGGACCAGCCAAACCACGCTGACCGTAGCCAGCCATTTTGGGACGGAAACCTTCAGTAAGTTTACGTGTCAAATCCGCTATATTGCGTGTGCCACGTTGCTGCCCAAGAAACGCAGCCTGTTGATTTGCTATGGATGTTGCGGAACGGCGTTTACGTGCAGACGCTTCAGCCATTCCGTAATCACCGTAATATGCGTCTATCATTGACATAATGTTACCTAGTTGCTTTCAACTGTTTTAGTTCATCTATTTCTTTTTGTAAACGTTCTAGTTCAGCCTGAAGTGACACAAAAATGTTTTGTAAAACATTTTTGTCCACACTTGTCAGCAGAGACAGAGAGTTAACAGACCAAGCCATTAGCCAAATACCTGTGAACCTAACACAACTTGCTCGCTGTCGCCAGTTATACTTGAACCAGATGCTGCTGCTGTTAAACGACCAGCAGCGTCAACCGTAATATTTGCTGTTGTATATACACCAGCAACTACGCCTGTTGTACTCATGGCTGTTGAGTTTATAGCGCCAGCGTCAATGTTTGTGCCTGCCGCTAAATTTTCACAGAAAGTTTTTATAGCAGAAAAGTTTGCGTTAACTTCTGATGCGATAGCGGCTGTGCCGTTAACAAAACTGTTTGGAATAGTAAGTGTAGCCATTGTTATCCTTTAACCTGTCTAGGTTGATATTTGTATCCGATGCTGTTAATACCCCACAACTGTCCCAATGGACCATTAAATTCTAATTGAACAGTTTGGGCTAAACCCAAATTGTTTCCAGTAATCAGCAAAGAACTAACAGCACCAGTGGACCAATTATCTCCCCAATTACTGGACCCCCAAACCATACCTAAGTTTATTGGAGATTGAACCAAATTGAACGTTCTACGTTCATTACCTTCCGATTCATCAAAATCATGATAAACCTTGACACCAATAGTTTGAGTTGATGTAGATTGTTTAATAACAAACTCTGGGCGGCGAAACATCTTACGTTGCGTATACGAACCAGCGTCAAACCATTTAGTGCGATATTTGCTGGTGTAGGAAATATCGCTGCCAGTAATATTATCAAATTCTTGGTCATACATGTCAACTCGCAAAATATAAGGCAAAGTTGGATGAGTCAATAAACGATATTCAACATTAGACGCATTATGCCAATTACATCCAGCAGTCAAACCCTTGCCGTCTGCAGTTGAAAACTGCATCCAAGAACCCCTAGCACCAATAGTCGGGTCATAAACAAAATTAACAGTACTATTGGTTGCAGTACCAGTTTTAGTGTATGCTGCAGAAACCCACAGCCGTTGACCAATCCAACTCAAATGAAAACTGTCTTCAACACCAACAGTAATATAATTTAACTCAATAATTGGTCTAAGGTTTTCAAAAATGTCTGCAATACTAGAACCATTATAATAATATACTCCCTCAGGGTTAGAAAAGAAATACACGCCTTTGTCGCTGACAGCAAGATTATGTGGTGTATCAATACCAAGATTACTAGAAACTTCCACAATTTGAAAATTGTCGGAATCGTAACCAAACAAAGCAAAAATTGCGTTCGGTTTAAAAATAATTAACTGACCAGCGACAGTAGCCAAACCAGTAATACGATTACCGCCAGCATTAATCTCAATATAATCATCCGAAGCCCAGTTCTCAGGCGCATTTTCCAACGACCAATGCAAACGGTTCGGATAATCAACACCATTAATACGCACATTAGCCGCAAACATCTTATTAGCATGAACATGCAACAACTCCGCTGTTGGCATTTTACGTTCTGAAGTAGTTGGTGTAGTTTGCCAAGCATGAGGCGCAACACCACTCGCTGTCAATGCCGTAGCATAAGTACTAGCAGTATCCCAGACATATCCACCGTTGCCAGCGGTCCCAACAGCAATATAAAGTTTAGTACCCCATTGCGCAAAACTTGCGCCATGCGTACTAGTAACAACAATAGGATTACCAGCACTGTATTCCAACAAACTAAAATCAGAACCAGTAGACTGATAAATTCTAGTTTCTGTAGATAGCATTATGCGTGGTGTAGCACCATAAAACGGAAACAACGATTGTGGTGTCCAAGTACCAGAAACCGCTGTACTGTTAATGCGGCGCATACCACCACGACTAAACACACCACCTCTAGGGTCAATTTCAACATTCAACATATCAGGAGATTCGTTATCAGCCAACTGAAACTGGTCGGCACGAAAGTTAAGCCCCCCAGTAAAATCTTTCAGTTCACGAACACGAACTCTAGCCATTATCCGCTAAATCCTTACCCATGTTAAGCATCCAACCCTGAAAGGTTGGACGACCAGAAGTTTGCCCCTGAGACAAACGCAAATGCCCATGACTACTAGGTTTCATAATGTTTTCTTTAGCCAAGACAACACCTTCATCAAAAGCACGTTTATATTCCTGAGCCATAACCGTATCCTCAAGACGTTGATACACACGACTGCAAGCATAATACACCAAAGGAAAATGCAAAGACGGACTAGCATCTACAGCACCACCACTAGTAACCCAATCAATCGGTTCACGATAAGCACGAACTTTCAAAGTACGAACATTGTTCGGTTTAGGAAACAAATGAATTTTGCCTTCCCAAATAGAATAAAACAACGGGTCACTAGAAGTATCATACGAACCAATATACGTGTTTTCCGCCATGTCATGTCCAACCATCTCTAAACGCAACCCAGTACCCGTAGGGTCAACAATAGAAATAATCTGACCAATAGGGTCAGCCGTGAAAGCACTAATGGTGTATTCTCGTTGCTCAGCAACAGTATTGAAAGTAAACGACTTTTCTAGGAAAGACCAGCGTTTCTCCATATCCAATATACGGTAGTATCCGTCACGGATATAAACATTTAATAACGAATCTGGTAGGTCTTCTGTGTCTAGGTCTGTGATGTCACGGATAGTTTGACGCAACGTTGTTGCGGTCATTGTTGCGTATGCCATTGTTACTCCTCTGAATCAATTTGTTCAGCCACTTCAGCCAAATTGACAGCCTGACGGTAATGCCCGACACATAGTTCTTGCCCCTTCATACGGTTAGCGCCACAAGTGTCGTCATTGCCCATACATTTGTT